CCATATTTTTTTGCAAGTTTAGGGCTTAATTTATTAGGTGGCCTTTCACAGAGAAGGGCTGCACAGGAAAGAGCAAGACAAACATATCTAGCAGCGTTAAGAGCAAACCAATCAGCAGAAGAATCTTTTGGTCGTCAACAATCAGCTTTAGGTGCTAGGTTAAGAGAAGAACAGGCTACAACAGCACAAAGCAGATTAGCTAAGACAATACAGGGTTTACAAGCAAAAGGAGCTTTGAAGGCTACAGGAAGGGCAGGTGTTACAGCTAGTCTATTATTGGCAGATCAGGAAAGACAGACAGCTAATGCTAGAGAAGCGTTAAATCAAACACTTGAATCAGCAACTAGACAATACAGAAGAAATACACAAGGTCTTGTAGCACAGAGAGATGACAGACGTAATAGGTTACAAAGTCAGGTAAATCAGGCATATAATCAGATACCAAGCTTAAGTTCTATTATTCTTGGTACAGCCACCCAGGGTCTGTCTCAATACGCATCACTCACCGCAGGTCTTGGGGGAAGTACCTCAACCACAGGAGGAACAGAAGCCTTGGGATTTGGTACAGCAACTACACCTGCTAGTTCAATTTATGTTGGTTAATTATGACTAATAGTTTTCAAAGCACCGCCTTTCAACCTCAAGCAAGTCCTGTAGATACTTTTGTACAACCTGTATCTGTACAACCTAAAAGTGGTATTGAGCAGTTAGCTGAAACATTAAAATCCATAAACCCTGCTATACAAAGTTTTTTAGAAACAAGGATAGATCAAGCTGTAAAAGAAGAAGAAGCAGAAGGTACAGAATTAGCTATTGAAGATGCTGCTAAGAACTTTAAAGATATAAGTAGAGGTGTAAAGAAAACTGATGGAGAAGATGCTGCTAGAAGACTAATTGGTGGAAGTATCTTTGCAGATCGTGCCTATCAAAGAACTAAAGCAGAAATCTTAGGTAACAACTTAAAAAGTACTTTATCCAATAGCTATGCAACCACACAGGTAGATGGTAAATCTTTAAATAGTTTTTCTCTTCAATCACCACAGTTTCAAACATGGCTTGAAGGAGAAAAAACAAGAGTTGTTGATCAGTTAAGTGATATAAATCCTACCTATGTAAATAAATACTTTTTACCAAAATTAGCTGAAGCTACAACTACCGTAACCTCTAGTCATATAGAACAACATCAGGAATATAATCTTGAAAGATTAAAAAACTTAGCTGTTCCTCTAGTAAAAGGATTGATAGTAAGTGATGATGAAGAAGACCAGACTTTAATCACTACTTTTGAAGAAAGTATGAATAATTTAGGTCTTGTTACTAAAGATAGAAGTAATCTCAACAAAACAATAGTTGGAGTTTTACTTGATCAGGCAGAGGCTGTTGGTCTTTCTGGTGATGGTGATATAGAAGGTGCAGAGAATATTTTAGATATAGCTTTAAAGTTTCCTTATGGTGTTGATGGTAAATTAAACCTTACTGCCCATCCTGATTATCAAGGCAAAGTAAACACATTAAAAAAACAAATAAATGATTTTGCTTTTACTCAGGAGAAACGCAGACAGATACAAAAGGAAAGAGATAAAAATGATGACATCGTAAACACTATTGGTAGATTTGCAGAAACAGGTGATGCAAGCCTTATAACTAATTTACAGAAAAAATATCCATTAGAAGCATCAAAAATTGGTAATGCTGCTGTTGCTTTAGATGGTAATACAAGAGAAAGATCAGCACAGATAGAAACAAGAATAATAAATGATGGCTTTGCTTCTAAGGCAGATGCAGCTACTGCTGCTTTAGGTTGGTATTTAGATGAAAGAACTCCTAAGACTCAAGCAAACAGAACTAGATTAAGTCAACTTCTAGGAGTTGCTAATGGTTCTGAGAATGGAGATTTTAGTAACTTAAATAAGATGTTATCAGAATTAAATAGCCAACTAAAAGGTGAGTTTAGTGGAGCATTATTTATTACAGGTACAACAGGTCAACTTAATGACAAAGGTTCTTCTGCTGTGAATGATCTTTTTAACGCAGCAAAACTAGAATCAATTCGTTACATCTTAGGTGAGGGTAAAGGTGTAGATCCTTTAACTGAAATTGAAAAATTAGAAGAGATTAAACAAAAAGCTATTAAAAAGGCTAGAGATCAAGTGAATTTAGTAACACCAAAAAGCGGAGTGACAGAGGTAGGAGAAAACGAAGGACAAAACTTAAGTGATATAGAAGGTGATTTTGAAGCAGGGGCAGCAACAGAAGTGACAGATGAAGAAGCAAGACGGATTATAGAAGCAGAAGATGCAGAGGAGAATAATATTTTTACAGTAAAAAGAGGTGATACTTTAACCTCAATAGCAACACAAACAGGAGTATCAATTCCTAATCTAATCAAACTAAACAAAATAAAAGATCCAAATAACATACAAGTAGGTGACAACTTAATTCTTAAAGAAACAGAAGCAAAAACTACTGAAGCAACTACTAAAACAACAACAACACCAACTATCACTCAAAGCAGTAAACAACAGTCTATTGTTACAGCAGCTAATGAATTAGGAATAAAACCAAAAGATCTTGCGTCTGTAATATCACAGGAAACAATGGGTACTTTTAATCATCAGATAACAGGTGGTGAAGGAGGTAACTATAAAGGGTTAATTCAGTTTGGTATTCCAGAGCGTAAGAAATATGGATATAGAGATGACATGACCTTTGAAGAACAGATTACAGGACCAGTCGTAAGATATTTAAAAGATAGAGGAGTAAAACCTGGTCATGGTGTTAAGGAGATATATGCAGCTATATTGACAGGTAATGTATCAACTCTCCAACGTGATGGTCTAACAAGAACAGATTCTTTTGGAACATCAGTTGAAAGTGCATTGCCAGAGCTAAGTCAGGGAGGTTCACATTACAACAATGCCCTTGATTTTCTTGCAGAACAAGGAAAGTTTAAACAAAAATCTTAAATAACCATGACTGATTCAAACCCAATAGCTCGCTTGTCTAAAATTAATCAAGAAAGACAAGAACGCAATAAAAAGTTTCGTGCAAGTCAAAAAGAACTTAGTAAAAAATTAAAACAAACTAAAACCTCTAAAGTTATCAGAGGTGCTTTGTCTGGTCCTTTAAAAGCTGTAAATGAGACTGTTGAGTTTGTAGATGATATTTATGATTATGCTGTTGGTAATCCATACGATAATAATGAGCTTATAGATCTACAGGCATTAGGTCTTGAAATAAAAGGTGATAAAGAAGATTGGGCATATACCGTACCACAAGCTATAACACAGTTCTTATTACCTGCTGGTGCTATCAGTAAAACATTAAAAGGTACAAAGCTAGTAGGAATGAATAATGCGTGGGTAAGAAATGCTTTTGCAGGTTTTGTAACTGATGCTGTTGTGCAAGATCCTTATGAAGAGAACCTGTTCAATATGATCGACAAGCACCCAAGACTAGGGGGTGTTATTACTGACGTTTTAAAAGCAAAGACACCAGAAGAGATAGGTGTTGCAGATGCACGTTTTAGGCAGGCAGCAAGTGGATTAGTAGCAGGTGAAGCTCTTACTGCTTTAGGTCTCGGTGTAAAAGCTATAAAGAAAACACCTGAGTTGTATGAAAGAGTCATAAAAAGATTATCAAGACGAGATGAAATATTAATGACAGATAATGTTGTTGATAATCTTGGTGATGAAATTATTGATGATCTAAATCTTCCTAACAAAGTTGTGAAGGATGGTGAGAAAGTAGATACAACTTTCAATACAAAAACTAAAACAGAAGGACAATATTTTCAAACCACTACTCTCACAGGTGGTGGTGATCCTGACGTACAAAAACTAATTATTGATAGGGCAGACAAGATAAAAGAACTTGATGCTAATAATGCCTGGCCTTACAAAAGAACCTTTGCAGACATGGTTCAATCTGCAAATGATCTCTTACCACAGGAAACCATAGAGTCTGCAAGATTATTTAATGCTAGATATGGCAGAGGAGGGGAAGAAGACTTACCTGCAACATTAATAGCAATGAATCAGTTGATGAATAAAAACGCTATCAACCTAGCTTCATTAGCAAAAACTATTGATGAAACTTTAGCTACAGGTAATAAAGGTGGATTTTCTGAAGAACTGAAACAGCAATTTATTACTGAAGCAAAAGTATTAGATGGTCTTATAACCCTTAACAAACCCCTTAAAACAGTACCTGCACAGACATTAGCTGCTAACAGAGCAGGTGGTGGAGTAGGTAAAGTTGCTGCTTCTGTCGATGATTTAAAAGGTAGAACACCAGCAGAAAAAGCAATAGATCAAGCTACCGATCTTAGGGGGACTGTAAAAGAACCTACAGATCCATTAGCTAATTTTTCAATGCAAGAAATACTAGATGCTGCTGACAAAGGTGATAAAGCATCTTGGAAAAAATTAAGAATAATTACCAAGAAGTTACAAGCTGCACAAGGTAATCCTCAAGCCCTACAAAAAATGGCGAATGAAAGCAGACTGATGAGAGGATTGAAAGTAAATAATGAGATTTTTATAAATTCAATACTTTCTGGTCCAGAAACACACGCTGTAAACATTCTTTCTACTTCTTTAAATACTTTAGCTAGACCATTAGAACAAACACTTGGATCGTTTGCTCAAGGTGATATAACAGGTGCTATCAGAGGTGGTAAAGAATTGTATTACCTAATGTCATCTATTACTGATTCTTTAAAAGGTGCAAAACTATCTTTACAAATTGAAGATAACATTATTAATCCAGGAGCAATGATACAAGATTCTGATCGCTTTCAGATAAGAATGGAAGGTAACGGTACTTTGGCAAATATGGTTAATGGCTTTGGTACTATTATTCGTCTACCTAGTCGTTTCTTACTTGCAGAAGATGAGTTCTTTAAACAACTTAACTTTAGAGCCTATGTAAAAGCCAGTGCTTGGGAAGATGGCATGAGAAAAGGTTTGCAAGGTGCTGATTTGCAGAAACATATACAACAACAATTTGATGGCACTATTGAAATTGTAAATAAAAACAGCATGGCGAATGTAAAAGATAAGTCTGTTTTAGACCTATTTGAAAAAGCACAACAATATGCTGCTGAAACTACATTTACTGCTGATTTACCAGAGGGTAGTTTAGGTGGTGCAATACAAGGAGTGGCAAGGCATCCAGCAGGTAGAATAATCTTTCCTTTTGTAAGAACACCAATAAATATATTTAAGGCACAGGTAAGAAGAACTCCTGGTGTAAATATGCTTTTACAAGAATATAGACAAGCACTTAAAAGTACTGATCCATCTGTAGCAGCAAAAGCAAAAGGTGAAATGATTCTTGGTGGTGCTATATGGTCTGTTGCAGGCATGACTGCATTAGCAATCAATGATCCTATGTCTGAATTGGCTATCACTGGTGGTGGTCCTTCTGACTTTAATATGCTTAATCAAAAACGTGCGACAGGTTGGCAACCTTACAGTTTTAGGTTTCTTTTGAGAGATGAAAATGGTAAAGTACGCATGGGTAAGGATGGTAAACCTAGATATAAATATGTCAGTTTTAAAAGGTTAGATCCTTGGTCTTCTTTTCTTATGATGGCTGCTGATGCAGCATCTATCACAGGTGGTCTAAGCAAACAGGATCGTGATGATTTTGGTGTTGCTGCTTCAGTTGCATTAGGTCGTAATATTACAAATAAAACTTATTTACAAGGTATTACTGAACTTGCTGATTTGTTAGGAAAGCCATACCAAATGGAGAGTTGGCTTGCTAGAAGAGCAGCAGCAACTGTTAATCCATTTAGTTCTCTTGGTAGATCCTTAACAAAGGCAACTGATGGTCAAATTATGGATAAGAGAGTAAGAGCAGGTGATGATAGTTTTGTAATTCTTAGAAAGTTTCATAACGAATTAGCAGCAACAATACCTGGTTATGGAGCTAATTTAAGACCAATGAGAAACTTTATAACAGGTTCTATTATTGAATATCCAGTTGGTTTTGGTCCTGATAATATGAGTGTTTTTAATCCAATCAAAGAAACAAGTAGTATCAATAACAATGTTCTTACAACACTTGATGATATTGGTGCAAGGATAACTCAACCATCAGATGAGCTTAGTCTTGGTAGATTACCCAGTGGTCAAGCTATCGGTAGTGGTATAGAACTTACTTATGATGAACACCTTGACCTGATAGAAGAAACTGCTTTTGTAAAAATTAATGGTCAAACTATGGTCAGAGCTTTACACAACAGAATCCAACAAAAAGATTTTCAAGCACTAATGAAAAGTGTAAGAGGTGAATTGATAGAACAGAACAATATGGATATAGAAGTACAGGCACAAGAAGCTAACAGAGATTTAGCAGAAGATATTTTAAGAGATATTGTTAATAAATATAAAAAAGCAGGTAAACAGATATGGTTTAGTAAAAATCCAGAACGCAAAAAAGAATATCTACAACTTCAAGCTACAATTAGGCAAGAAGCTAACAATGACATCCTTGAAGGGTTTCAACAACTTAACGCTAATTAACTATGGCTACTAACACTGCTGCATCTTTTACAAACCATACTGGTAATGGTACTGCTGGTCCTTTCAGTATCTCCTTCTCCTATCTATCAGAAGCTGAAGTTGATGTTACGGTTGGTGGTGTCTTAAAAACTATTACCACCCATTACACATTCACCAGTGCTACACAGATTACATTTACCAGTGGTAATGAACCTGGTAATGGTGTTGCTATTAATATTCAAAGAGATACAAATATAACTGCTAAAAAGGTAGATTTTAATGATGGTAGCGTTCTTACAGAATCAGATCTTGATACACAGAATGATCAGATACTATTTGCAGTACAGGAAAACTTACGCAAACTAGACACCATAGAAGAAAATGCCACTGGCGATCAGACAGATGCAGAGATAAGAACTGCTGTAGGTAATGCAACTGATAGTAATGTCTTTACTGATGCAGAAAAAACTAAATTAGCTGGTATATCTACAGGAGCCACTACCGATCAAACAGCTAGTGACATAAGAACTCTTGTTGAAAGTGCCAGTGATAGCAACGTATTTACTGATGCCGATCATACAAAGTTAAACGCTATTGAAGATAATGCAACTGCCGATCAAACTAACTCTGAGATCAAAACAGCTTACGAAGCAAACAGTGATACTAATGCCTTTACCGATGCAGAGAAAACAAAACTATCAGGTATAGCTACTGGTGCTGAAGTAAACGTACAATCAGACTTTAATGCCACTTCTGGTGATGCTGTAATCCTTAATAAACCAACAATACCGAGTGCCTTAAATGACCTGTCAGATGTTAATACTACTGGTGCAGCAGATGGCAAGATACTTAAATTTCAATCATCCAGTAATACTTTTATTATTGCTGATGACGCTAACGATGGAGGAGGTGGAGGAGGTGGTAGCTTAACTGATGGTGATAAAGGTGATATAACTGTTTCTTCGTCAGGTTCTTCCTGGAGTATTGATGCTAGTGCAGTATCAACAAATAAAATAGCTGATGATGCTGTAACACAAGCAAAGATAGCTGATGATGCGGTGGGTGCTGATCAAATAGCAGCAAGTGCTGTTGTAACAGGTTCTATAGTAGATGACGCTGTAACACAAGCTAAAGTTGCAGATAACGCTATTGGTGCTGATCAAATAGCTGCTAATGCAGTAGGTGCTAGTGAGTTAGCAGATAATGCAGTTGATGAAGCAGCTATCGCTGATGATGCTGTTACAAGAGATAAGATTAATGCAGTATCAACATCTTCATTACCAAGTTTTGAGGCTAAAGGTGATGGAAGTTCACAAGATGGATATATACAACTTAACTGTTCACAAAATAGTCATGGTGTGAAAATTAAATCACCTCCTCATAGTGCTAATGCAAGTTATACATTAACTCTTCCTAATAATGACGGTGATGCAGGCCAGTTCTTAAAAACTGATGGTAGTGGTGTATTAAGTTTTGATACCGTTTCTCAACCTGATTCAGATAAGATTACTGAAGGCAATACAGAAGCAGAAGTAGTTGATACTGGTTCTGATGGACACTTTAAAGTAACTACAGAAGGTACTGAAAGATTTAGAGTTATAGCTGATGGTAAGGTCGGGATCGGTACTTCCACTCCAGGAGAACTGTTACAAATCTATGATGCGTCTGGTAATCCAACAATTAATGTCAGGGCTAATAATCAAAACACTGCTTCATTAAAACTTGAAAATGACGATGGTGATTGGACTATCTCTTCTGGAACTTCTAGCTACCCTTTGAATTTTGCAGTTGGTGGCAGCAATAAATTAACAATACTGAATGATGGTAAGGTTGGCATTGGAGATACAACACCATCTACAGAGTTAGAAGTTAATGGAACAGTTACAGCAACAGCTTTTGCAGGTAGTGGTGCAAACCTTACTGGTATTTTAGGAGGGATTGTAGGTTTTAAACATGTAAGAAATACAAGTACAACAAGTTTGAATACAACAAGTTTCACCACAATTTTTTCAATATCTTATACACCTCAAGATGGTGCAAATAATAATGTTTATGTTTTTGTAAGTGGACAGTTTGAACAAGATGATCAAGATGGACAAAAGGCAGAGTTTAAAATTTCTTGTAGTGGTCAACATACTACTGATATTGTAGGTAGTGAACAAAAAGTTGGAACTGATCAGAACCAACAGTCAAACTCATCAATTTGCACATTTTTAAACGATACAAACATTTCAAATAACAATGCGATTACATATAACTTTCAAGCAAAAACAACTTCTTCTCAATCTGACTTTAGACCAAAGACAAGTTTGTGTTTAACGGTTATTGAAGTAGCATCTGGAGTAGATCAATCTTAAATAATGAAGTAGATAATACGAAGGGTAGCTGGTCAATACAAGAAGGTGCTGATGATTTATTTCTTATAAATCGTGTAAGTGGTAAAAAGTATAAATTTAATTTAACTGAAATTAATTAGTCTTATGTTGCATCTGCCTTGTCATTAACCCCATAGTGACGTAGAGAGGGCTGATTGCTACTATAAGAAGCAGAACCACTAAACTCATCATTGAGCAAGCTCGTATTATCTGGTATTTAATCATGTTTCAAAAGATAGCTAATGTTTTGAGTATTCTCTCATTCATAATGGTAACTTCAGTTATCGGTGGAGGGTACTTTGGATATAAGTATGTAACATCTGAGCAGTTTAAAGCAAAGATAATGAATCAAGTTATGGGTAATGTAAAAGGTATGATGCCTAATGTATTAGATAAAGGCTTACCTAAAACAACAGGGCCATCTATGGCTATTCCTAAAAAACTTGGATTGTAATTGAAAATACCAGAAATAAATATACCTGACATACAAATACCAGAAGTTTACGTTCCACAAGTATCGTTACCAGGGTATGAACCTTTAAATGTAGAAACTATAGGTTGTAAATATTTTCATCGAGATGTTAAGAATACTGGTAACAGAAATTTATTGATAGACGATCCAAACGGGGTTGTAAGTAACTGTCCATATCCATCTTTTATTCCAATGAACTATCAGGCGGATCAATTGATTATTGTTGAGGAAGCTGCCGTTGTAAATGACGAACCAGCAAAGTTACCAGAAGGTAAACCACCTCAAGCTGAAATACCAAAAGAAAAGAAAAAAGGTGATGTATTTGTAGAATGTCCTGGTAAGAACGATCAAAGAGTAGGTGACTTTCGTAACGAAAAGAAGCTGGAACGTGTTGTAGGGCATAAAAGAAGCGAAGATGGAACTATATGCACCACGTTGTATGAGGACGTTGCTTTCAAAGATCAGTACCTCCCAGAATTTAGCACTGTTGTCTCTACTGCTGCTATTGCTACTGTGGCTGCGACTACACCAATTATTCTCAACCTTGTAAAACCGATAGTAAAAAACTTAATTAAGAAGGTAACATCAAAGAAGAAAACTAATCAGTCTTAATTGTGTGCGTATGTGGTATAACTTGATTTGGTGGTACTGTTACTTTTATCCCTTCACAAATCTCTGCGTATTTTCCAACGAACTGTACTCCTAACTTTGCCTGTTCTCCACATACTTTTAGCCTAAATAATGCAAGTTCTAATTTTGTCTTTTCGTATAATATTTTTTGATTTTTTATATTTACTTCTGTTGCTTTTAAACATAAGTCAGGTGCTTTACCTAACGGAATACTGATCTGTGCTGAGATCCCATAGTTCAAGTTATAGTTATCTTTTTCAAATCTTGGTGTCTCCTGCACATACTTTATAGCTCCAGTATCTTCATCATAAATATTCTGTCTGGTAACGTATTCTATGGGTCGATTGAATGACCAAGCATCTGTCACATAAGGGGTAATTGTAAGACTAGGAGAACTACAAACAATACCTTGAGACATACGAAACTGAGGTGTTGATTGAGGTGCAATCATAGTTGCATTATTATTTACTGTACCCTGTGCATTAGAACTAGGACTTGCAACTGTTGTATTAGCCAAAACTCTTGTAGGACAAAGGATTAGAGCTATTGCCCAAAGGTAGCTTCTACGGTTACGGTGGTTGTTGTGTTTATTGTGCGATTTATTGTAGTTATCGTGTCTAACCCTGGTGAGATTATCGTTTCTTGTAGAGAAAATGGAGATCCTTCTGTTACTATCTGCCATCTAGGAACACTCTCCAAAGTAGGGCTGGTAAAAGAGAAGTTGACGTTGTTAATAGTTTGAGTAGCGTCTGCCTGTGGTGTCGGGTTGATATAACCATTCGTATCATTGCTCTTTATATTATTCCCACTCGCAGAATATGTATAACCTGTACGATATTGATGGCTTGTAATAGTTTCATTAATAATACTCTGGGATGTAGAATTAGTGGTTTGACTACCAGTACGAAAGGTAGGCACAACAGGATTTGCAAGGGTTCTTGCAGGTAATATCATTATTATTAGCAAAAACCATTTAGTCAATGGTGATCGTTACAGTTGTTTGTCCAATACAGCTAGTACCTGACCCTCCAGCAGTACAAGTATGAACACCTGATGAAAGGCTAGTCATACCAAGAGATCCTGCTGTACCACCTGATCCTACTGTTGTCTGTCCTCCAAGATGGGGTAATGCAGCAATACCTGCTGATGGGGTAACAGCCGATGGTGTTGCATCACCCATAGTTACTGATTCTGTCAAACTAAATGCTGATCCTGCACTTGTAATGGCCTTGTCAGTCTGAATCATTGCTGGAACTCCTGCTGTTAAGCTGCCTACATTTAATCCACCAATTGCACCAGAGGTTGTTGACCCTCCAGAAGTCACAGAAGGAGTAATGTTATTACCTGATAATGAATAAGTCGTTCCAAGCTTATTTGTAACGCTATATGGCATATCTACAGTAATCTGTGCAGATGTTGTGAACTTTTGAGTTATGTCTGCAAAAGTTGCTGTTGGCAGTAAAAGCAAAAGTGGTAAAAGTCTTTTCATGATTTTGATTTGTCTTTGTTTTTGTCTACAACTTCAGCACCAATAATTTTTAGTGGTGTTTCTATTCTAATGGTTTGATAACCACCTGACTGTGTAGCTAATAACTGTTCCACTTCTTTCTTGTTCAATGGCTTATCTTCCTTCTTATATGTGCCATCACCTCTTTTCTTAGCACCCTCTAATCCAAAACTAGCTAATGCACCTGTTAGAAGCGAAGCAGGGAAAGTTATATCTTTTGGTTCTGTGCTGTATCCAGGTATTGTTATGTAGTTTAAAGAAACTATAAAACCACTCCAACCGACAACAACAAGTCTTACTACGACTGAAATAAAAGCTAATTGTTCTTCTTTATCTTCAATCGTATTCTTTATCTTTTGAAGAGGATTAGGCTTTTTCTGTTCGTCCATGTTCTTGTTTTCTGTCATAATAGGTATAGATAAATGCTTTGAAAAGTGATTGAAGTAGTAGCAGCAGTAGGTGGAGCTTTGCTAACAGCTTGTTTTGTTTCTGTTGGTTCTATTTCCTATAGAGGAAGACAATCAAGAGATGATCTTGTAAGAAATACAACTGCAATAGAGTTATTAACAGATAAAATTGATTCTATGGATGATAATATGAAAGAAATTTTTCATAGATTAAAAGAAGTAGAACTTGCTGTAGTAGAACTTAAACCTAGAAGATAGAAAAGCCCTAGATGGGGAATAGGGCTTATTGACTTGTGCGAGGAGTCAAGCCAAAATTAGCAAATATATACATAATTGGGAAGTATATAACTAAAACCTATGCTTGCAATCATCAGACCAATCCTCTTCACCTTCCTCAGATCCAAAGCAATAAGACAACTTGCACTAGATCTGGTTCGTGCCTGTGTACAAAAAACTGATAATGATGTCGATGACAGATTATGCGATATGTTGGAGCAGGCATTATTTCCAGGTAAATGAACCATCAGGAATTTTTTGAAGTTCTCATTGGTACTACACCACCCGAAATAGAACTTGATATTGAAATCAGAAGAAGAGAAATCAAAGAGATGCCTAACGAAGTCGTTAGAGAAATCTGTCTTCAGTTAATGAAAGATAATAAATTACAGGATTTTCTCATCATGGCTGCCATAGATCGTATATCAGATATGAATACAAAGCTTATACGCCATGAAATATCAGAACATCACAGAACAAATAACATAAAACCAGCTAAAAAGAAAAAATATAAGACAAGAAAGACACTACTCGATAGGTTTAAGACTATGCTGAGCGTGTTCAGATGACCTTTTATCGTCCCATAACACTGTGTAATAGTATTGATTAGCACCAACACTATTTGTCTTTGCTATAGCTTCTGTAACTGTTCCTATATGTTTCTTATATTTACTACCTGAGTAGCCAATCGTATGGTTTCTTACGACACGATCATCAATCTTAAACCTTTGTCCTACTATCTTGATAGGCATAATTTTCTAAAACAGGGTATATTGGTTTCAAGAACATTTTAACTATGGAAAAAGCAAATAAATTAGAATTATTAGAAACCCTTCATACAGTTCTCATACAAGAATTGTTAGACAAGGTAAAAAGTGGAGCAGCAAAACCTGGTGATCTTAACGTAGCAAGACAACTGTTGAAGGATAATGGTATTGAATGTATTCCAACAGAGAAGAGTCCTATGGAAGATCTTATGTCCAACCTTCCAGACCTTGATGTAATACCTGCTTTAGAAAGATAGTTTGAAAGTTCTTGTAGCCTGTGAATACTCTGGCAGAGTAAGAGATGCCTTTATATCACAGGGGCATGATGCCATAAGTTGTGATCTACTGCCTACAGAGGTGGAAGGACCACACTATCAGGGAGATGTCAGAGACATCCTCTATGATGGTTTTGATTTGATGATTGCACACCCCAGTTGTCAGCACCTTGCAGTATCAGGAGCAGCACACTTCTGGAGAAAAAAGAAAGAACAGAAAGAATCATTAGACTTTGTAAGACTGCTGATGAACGCACCGATACAGAGATGGTGTATAGAAAACCCTGTAAGTGTTATCAGTTCTGCCATAAGACAACCAGATCAGACAATACAGCCTTGGATGTTTGGTCATGGAGAGACAAAGGCAACATGCCTGTGGCTTAAGAACCTACCAAAACTAAGACCTACAGATATTGTTGAGGGTAGAGAACCAAGAGTGCATATGATGCCACCAGGACCTGACAGGTGGAAAGACAGATCTCGTACCTATGATGGAATAGCACTGGCAATGAGCCAGCAATGGACAGAAGACAATCCTATTCAACTAAGCTTTCTTGAACAATATGCAACCGCTTCCTGAGAAACTACAAGACTTTAGATACTTTCTAATCATAACGTGGCGTCATCTTAACCTACCTGACCCCACACCAGTTCAATTAGACATAGCTGAGTATTTACAGCATGGACCTCGTAGAAAGATCATACAGGCGTTTAGAGGCGTAGGTAAAAGTTGGATAACAAGTACTTATGTCGTATGGAAACTACGGATGAATCCACAACTAAAGTTCCTTGTAGTCTCTGCAAGTAAAGACAGAGCAGATAATTTCTCTACTTTCACCATGCGTCTTATCAATGAGATGCCAATATTAGCTCCACTGCGTCCAGAAGACACTCAGAGGAACTCAAAGATAAGTTTTGATGTTGGGCCTGCATCTGCTGATCATGCCCCTTCAGTAAAGTCTCAGGGTGTCTTAGGACAGATGGCTGGTAGTAGAGCAGATGAAGTGATTGCTGATGATGTGGAAGTACCAAATAACAGCTTTACTCAACCAATGAGAGACAAGTTAAGTGAAGCTGTAAAAGAATTTGATGCCATACTGAAACCTAACGGTAAAATTACCTTTCTTGGTACTCCACAAACAGAACAATCTCTTTACCTAACCCTTGAAGAGCGTGGATATACAACACGCATATGGACTGCACGTTATCCAGAACTTAAAAACAATTATGGAGATAGATTAGCTCCTAAATTAGCTCAGAGGCTATCAGAAGAGCTTGTAAAGCCTAAAGATCCTGTTGACCCTGATAGATTCTCATCAATAGACCTCATGGAACGTGAAGCCTCCTACGGACGTTCTGGGTTCTCTTTACAGTTCATGCTAGATACTTCTCTATCAGACCAGGATAGATACCCTCTAAAGCTATCAGATCTAATCATCAGCAGTGTCAACCCAGATCATGCACCAGAAAAGGTGATTTGGTCATCCTCTCCCGAATACGTCATCAAAGAATTACCCTGTGTAGGTTTTAATGGAGACCATTTCTACAGACCTGCACAGCAATTCGGTGACTGGATTGAATATACAGGCTCTGTTATGTTCATTGACCCCTCTGGTAAAGGACGTGACGCAACAGGATACGCTGTAGTCAAAATGCTTAACGGTAACCTTTACGTTCCTGATGCTGGTGGACTAAACGGTGGTTATTCAGACGCTGTATTAACAACACTATCCAAAATAGCCAAGACAAATAAGGTAAACACCATACTCGTTGAGTCAAATATGGGTGGCGGTATGTTCGCTGAACTCCTAAAACCTTTCCTTCTCCGCTATCACCCCTGTGAAGTACAAGACGTACGCAATACAAAGACTAAAGAATTACGCATCATAGACACCTTAGAACCAGTAATGAACTCTCACAGGCTTATATTCGACCGCAAGGTAGTGGAAAAAGACTATAGATCTAACCCTAATGAAGCACCAGAACGTAAATTAAAACTTCAACTCTTCTATCAGATGTCTCGCATAACAAAACACAGAGGTTCTCTTGTACACGATGACATACTTGATGCTCTATCAGGTGCAGTAGCCTACTGGACTGAGTATATGAACCAAGATGAAGACAGAAACATCAAATCTCGTAAAGATGAATTACTAAGAGTTCACTTAGATAACTGGGGGTCTTACCTAAACAACACCGTCACCCAAACAGCCCTCGGAATGTCCCCCACTCAGATAAGTAATTCTAATGGTTCCTCTGATGGATTCATTAATAATTCTTATTAGGTCGCATCTGTAGATAAATAACACCCTTTCTATTATGAAAGGGGGGGACTATAGGGGGGGATAGCGACCATAGATCCCATAAGTAATTAAAGACCTAAAATAAGTAGTTAATAGATACTAAATAAGCAGTGAACAAGTAGAAAATAAGACTACATTAGCAGTAAATAAGCAGATGATAGTTGTTAATAGTTGATACACAAGACTAACCGCCTACAGCAACCTAAAATAAAATATATAAGATCCCTATAAGACATCTCTGGGCAGTCTATAGGGATCTTATAGATACCTATAGGACATCTCTGGGCAGTCTATAGGGATCTTATAGATACCTATAGATAACTCTTATAGATAACTATAGATACCCATAGATATCTTTTAGTTATCCTATAGATATCCTATAGTTACCCTTAGGTATCTTTAAGTAACTCTTAAATCAGGTCTAAAAACTTTTTGGAACAAAAATTTGAAGGGTTTACGCATATATACAAAAACAAAATTTACCCCTATGCATAGACTTTTTTCTGTAGATTTTGTAGTTAGTCTTTGTAAATAATTCATATGACTAGGTTTTTACTGGACTTATAATCCAGTTTGTAGGTATTTAGAGTCTAATTGTTACAAAGTGTTAAGATTTTCTTATTTTATTTTATCGATGCCCACCACTTAGTAATACTGATAGTCAGTACTAGCTAACTAATAGATACCTAATAGATAGCAGTACTAGTCCTAGAACCTTTGACAATTTATGAACCACACAAAAAAGCTGGTAACAGCTTCCGACTGTGAAAGTTGGATAAGAGATCTTTGTAATAATAATAAAGACTTTCATTTTGATGACAATGTCTTTGACATTCCATGCTTTAGTAAAAAGGAAGCTGCAGATGTAAAAGAAAGAGTCAAAGAATGCTTTCAATTATTAAAAGATCCTTTTGAATATTTAACAAAATATTCGAGTTAACGAATCCTTAGAGCCTTTTAGAAGGTTCTAAAGATTCCTTAAAAATCATCCAGGAAAAAATTTATCCTGGAGGAATCTAGCCCCAGAAACTTATTAACCAAATGGAAACAGTAAACAGACAGAAGTCTTTAAAAGCGGCTCAAGCTTTTGATAAGATCCAAAACTTACAATGGACATCTGATAACTGGACAGACAAAAGTCCTTTTGATTTATTCAAGCAAGTTATTAGAACCAAGGGATTTGGACATAAAGACTTATTAATGATTGGTGAGGCTCTCCTAGTCTTTGGACATGATGACGTGGACAAGGAAAGAGTAGAAAATTATTTATCTACATTGGATGAACTAGACGAGCTTTACAACACTGATTATGAAAGGTACGAGGAAAGAAGTAAGGAGACAGGAATAAGTCTTACTTAGACAATCCCATAGAGCCTCTAAGGAGGTTCTATAGGGTTCTCTCATAGATTGAACCTTAGTAGTTCTTATATAGTTCTTTAGAGCTATGGAGGAGCTACAAATACCGCCCAGTAACTAATTAATCAAATGATTATTAAATCAAACAGCACTCTTTCATTAGTGCAAACAATAACCGATCAACTTTTATTAGTTGTAAATGGTACAGTGTCTCAACCTGTATTAAGATCTTGGCACATATCACAAAAGGATGAAGCAATCCAAGAATTTGATAGGTGTACAAAATGACTAACAACCACCAGGAGGAAAGTCTAAAGGCTGCCAGGCGTGCAGAGATAGAGAGACTATGGTTTGCAGAGGAGGCAACTAATGAAGACTTAATGCAAGCTTATAAGTCTCTTGATATTAAAAAAGAAGATTCATTATGAAAACTTTAAAAGAACTTTATCAAGAAGAATTGAATTGGTTTTTAAATAACAATTATTTCAATTCAAAAAATTCTACTTTTAAAAAAATACAAAAATCCGCAACTTACTATGCGAATGTAAGATTTCAAGATCAATTTAATAAGCCTAATTAATTTTAGGCTTCTTTCTTTTTTTTTATTTATTTTTTTGTGTGTTAGTTGCTTATTATCCGTAGCCGAACTTTAAATGAACCTATTAAGAATTTTTTTGAAATGAATTTTTAACAGGTTCTTTGGAGCCTTATTTTAAAATTTCTTTAATAAACAATGACCAAAAAAACATACTACATTGGCGATCTAGGCAATGTAATGTCAGAAGAAACTTGGCTAGAAATCCATAGCCTGGTTTATCCTTACAAAGGTGTTAATGAAGGTAGAAATGTTGATGGAAGATTTCATTTAAAAGATGGAAGATTCTTTGATATTTTTCAGACAGCTTTAGGTGATGGAATCTATGATTATGACATAGCTGTAGATTCTGGTTCTATCGGATGTATAGAACAAAGATGGATGGATCATCAAGAAGATATAAGTACAGGAATTATTGTTGAAATGGAAGATGATTTTGTTTCTTATTCAATAGAAGGCAACATTTTTATAGGTCCATACAATATCAATACCAGTATTCTTTCTTGGATGAAAGAGGGAGATTTAGTGAAATGAAACCAACTAAAAAACCAACACAAGGTAAAAACTTAGATGAATTTATCAAGCATTTAGAAATAGGATTAGATGCCGCAGGTCTAAATCTTGAAGAATACAACTCTATGTATGTATTAGATAAAAAAACTAATGAACGAGGATTTTTGTTTTCTCAAGTTATGGATGATGCTGAATCAAGTGTTGTAGTTTTTAATGATCGAGTTGAATTTCCTAGTGGTACTGCGATAATCATTAACAAAACACAACCTGCATCACAAGTAGCAATTTTATTTATAGTTTCAATCATTCAAAACAATCCTATAGAAGCACCATTATGTCCTGAATGTGAGAAAGAGGAGGTGTTGGCATGAAAGTAAAAAACTTTTCTAATATCCCTATCGAATTTCTTATTGGAAGTTGTATAACTTTATCTAGTGAGGATGAGGGTAGGGTCGTTAAACAGGTGTGTATGGACCTTGATAGACATTCTATTATTCTTATTGATGATGAGGGTAATGGAATGTATTGGGAGTCCTTACAGCATGCAGAGATCCAGTTCCAGGGAGGTAGGTAAATGAGTCAACATACTATCTCTATGTCTTGTCGAATAGATGAACTACCAGAACAGCATCAGGTAACTATTGTTCATTTAGTTAATCATCTTGCAAGCTTGCCTGGTGCCTATCAAGAGAACGCTATGGGTAGACTTGCAAAGATTGCTGTAGAGAATCCTTGGCAAGATGACATAGAAGGTCTTGAGAAGTTTCCATTACACGAAGAGGATTTTGATTATGAGTGATTATCCGTACAGTCTTAATGCCATTGCTAGTCATCTAAGGGATCTATCAAAGGAGTTATCTAAGTTGTTAGATATTAGTCATGATGACGCATGGGAAATGTGCATACAAAAACTAGATGATAAGTTTTTAACAATGGATAAGGAGGGTGATCAATGAGTAATCTTTACAAATCTTTTACAATCCCATCAAAAATATTTGATTGGGGTAAATGGTGGTTTGAAATGTCATCAATACAAAGACAAAACTGGCTTAGATATTGGAGACTTGAAAGAGTTGAAGAACTAAGACAAGAAAAAAGAGATCGAGCATTTAAAGATCACCTTTTTGAAAAATATTATATGGATAAGGAGGGTGATCAATGAAAAAACCTTTTACTAAATTATTGTTAGATCAACCGCACAATGTAATTTTAAAACATTTAAAAACTCGTACAAAGGACATCTTAAAACAAGGCAACTTATTTATAAGTCGTATGCCTGTTGTTCCCTATAACAGCGTACAAGACACTATTAGAGGTAAGAATGATTCAATGTCCTAACTGCGGTAGCAGAGAGTCTATAGCACACCAAGCAAGGCAAAGACCTAATGCAAACTATGTGTGGAGATCCAGGACTTGTAAAGCATGTAAGAAGTCTTTCTCAAGTCGTGAGTATTCATTGGAAGAACTTGCTAAGTTGATTGATAAGGATGAGGAATCTGTAGTGGATTTACGCAACCAATGTGATGATCTATTGGCAGACCTTACCGAACTTATAACCCAGTACAAAACAACAGATGCCAAAGGTAATTAACTTTAACAAGTATAAATACGAACGTAACAAGGTAATAGATGAGAAGATAGCTAATGCAGAACTAAGGATTTTTGAATTGGAGTGCCTTATTGAAGCATGGAGACTATCTAAACATTAAAAAAATTACTTGACTTTTTAAATTAGTTTGTATTAAAACTGATTCTCATTCTTAACTACTACTAAAGGAGTATTCCATGCCCAGAGGAATCCCGCAGTCGAGATGCCCACGTTTATCTCAGGCTGTAAGGACTGTATATAACAGAAGAAAGCGTGGTACGCCTGATGCTGACTATTACATCATGCGTATGAACCATAACATTAAAGCTATAGGTGATTTACCTGTCAGTCAGATAACAGAACCGCTAGTTAATGTTTTGATTGATTATCATAGGGAAACCTTTGATAACAGTAATAAAACTATCAATAAGAAAGTATCTGCTCTAAAGATTACATTGGAGGAGATGGCTTCTGATGGTTATATATCTATGATTCAGTTTCCCAAGAGACTAAAGGAAACTAAGGGTCGAACACATTACTTTACTCAGTGTATGGAAGAGGATTTATTAAATACTTTCATGCATTGGGGTCTTTATGAACACCATGACTTTGTTAAATGCCTGATGGATACAGGTGCAAGACTGAGTGAGTTGTTCGGATTAGAGAAAAGGTATGTAGATTTTAATCTTAATCAGATAACTTTTCCTGATCGTAAATGTGATAACCCTGTAAGTGTACCGATGACTGATGAGGTACAGAAGATACTAAGACCTTATTATTTAAAAGCTAGAGCTACTGATAAGTTGTTTCCTTATAGCAGCTATTGGCTTAGAACTATTTGGAATAGGGTGAGAGATCATCTTGGCTATGCAGATAAGGATTGGTATGTACCGCACCTATGTAGACATACTTGTGCGACTAGGTTAGTACAAAGAGGTGTTCCTTTAGGTGTTGTAAAGGATTGGATGGGTCATGAATGTATCCAGGCAACAATGATATATGCTCATCACGCACCAAAGCAGTTACATGAAGCTGTAAAGGTGCTAAATAGTAAAGAATCCAGTACATCCATAGCGTCTTAGGTGATGTTGATGAGATGCTTACTGTTACCTACGAATTTATATTTAAGTCTTTGTTTTATCTGCGGATTAAATAGACTTAAAATCCAGAGACTGTAATGGTCGTGCCGGTTCGAGTCCGGCCACTCGCACCATCAAGTAGAGGTAGCAGTAAGTAACTCAAATTGTTAATTAAAACAAGGAGTTATTTATGAGCAAGCAGAAAGAAGTCGAGAAGGAAATGCTTGATCGAGGCTATGCTTCGAGGCAACGAAAAGTCCAGTTAAATATACAAAAGGGTAGAGAATCAGAGAATGATTATGCAAGAAGCATGATTGCTGCTGGTCTTGCACCTTTCTCTAAATCCATACAGCAATTTATTGATAGAGCTTGGAGGGGTAAACCAGGACCAAAAGCTGTAGCTGCTGTTAAATTGTCAGAATTTCCTGATGTAGATGTTGTGGCCTTCATTGCTTTTAAAGCAATCATTGATGGTGCATCACAGGGTAAAACAGCTACACAGATAGCCATGCAAACAAGTCATTTGTTAGAAGATGAAATGCGGTTTAGTGTCTTTGAAGAAAGCGATAAACGACATTTTACTGCTGTTAAAAAACATATTACCGATACAACTCACCCACGTTATAGACGCAATATGATGATAGGTCACATGAATAACAGAGGGTTTGTCTTTAAGAGGTGGGCAGAGGAGGAAAAGCTACGCATAGGTACAAGACTATTGGATCTTTTAATTAATACCCTAGGTATGGTTAAGGTTATAACAAAAAGAATTGGCAGGACTAAACAAAACTATGTGGAGTTCACCGAAAGTATTAACGAATGGATGAAGAGACAGAGAGTAAATAGGTTTGCAAGCTACCCAATCTATATGCCCTGTGTAGAACAACCTATTGAATGGTTAAGCACTACTGATGGCGGTTTTCATACCAAGAGACTGCAACATATCAAAGCTATCAAGAGCAGGGATCTCTCTTACTTACAAGAAGTATCAGAAAAGAAACCAACAGCGTTTTTTCAAGCATTAAATTGTCTACAGAATACCCAGTGGGAAGTGAATACAAGTGTTCTTGAAATTGCTCAAAGCTGTTGGGATAGAAGTATAGAAGTGGGGTGTTTAATAGATGCTGAAACATTACCACTGCCACCAAAACCATTTGATATTGATACCAATGAGGATGCAAGGCTTAAGTGGAGAAAGGCAGCTAGTTTGATCCATGATCAAAATGCACACGATAGGATGAGGAGATTTCAATGTCTGACTTTGTTGGATACAGCCCTTTATTACAAAGATGCTCCTTTCTATCATGTATGGCAAGCAGATTTTACCGGAAGAATCTATCCGGTAGCGTCTATTTTTAACCCACAGGGTAATGATTTAGCTAGAGGGTTGCATAGGTTTCATAATGGTGCAGCTATAAAAGATGAGAAGGCTAAGAACTGGTTAGGTATAGCAGGTGCTAATCATTGGGGTCTTAGTAAAAGTAGTTATGAGGAACGAATTGAATGGGCTAATACAGAAGGCTTTGCTTTGGCTGATCAGATAGCAACCAACCCAGAAGCAACTGTCAGTATATGGAGCAAGGCAGATGAACCATTTCAGTTTGTGGCCTGGTGTATTGAATGGTTTGAACTGCAACAGCAAGGCTATGGATATATATCAAAGCATCCTGTCCTATTGGATGGTACGAACAATGGCTATCAACACTTTGCAGCCATGACCTGTGATCAAGACCTTGCAGCAAGGGTCAATCTTATGAAGTCTGATGAAGTACAGGATCTATATGATGAAGTAAGGGCAGAATTATTAACTGATCTTGCTGATAGTGAAGACCTGTTAGCTGTTGAATGGTTTAACAATAAAGATGTCATTACCAGAAAGCTTGTAAAGAAACCTGTGATGGTTATTCCTTACAGTGGTACGTTATTTGGTATTACAAAAGCAATAAGAGAATATTTATATAAACATGATGTAGATCTACCTTGGGAAAAAGATAGCTTTGCACATAACTATTATCTAGCTAGAAAAATTGTTCAGACTGTTAAAAAAGTATGTCCAAAGTCATCAATCATCATGGAATATTTAACAGACATTGCTAAATGTTATGGCAATGAACATAAAACAATGAAGTGGAATACACCTTCTAAGTTTTATGTTAATCAGAATTATTTCATACAAAATAGTAAACAAATAAGGACTAAAATAGGCACTAGCACTGTGTATTTGTCACTTAATGAACAGACTGATGAGGTAAATGGAAATAAATCTACAAGAAGTTTTGCTGCTAACTTTGTTCATAGTTTAGACGCTGCTAATGTACATTTAGCACTCGAGAAAAGTCATCAAAGAGGTTTAAAAAATTTTACGACTATCCATGATTGCTTTGGATCTACTGCTGCTGATATAGAAGAATTTATTTCCTGTGTAAAACAATCCTTTGTTGAAATGTATACGTCCAATGTATTAGATGATCTATACGATCAGTCTGTAATCCAGTTGGACAAACCACGAAAACTACCGACACCACCAGATTTAGGAGACTTTAATGTCTGTGAAGTGTTAGACGCACTATATGTGTTCAGTTAGTAATAAAGGATGACAGAAAGCAAATGTACGATAATATCAAATTTACGTCCAACAGGGACGAATATAAAAGAAACTACAACAGAAATTTCCAAATGATTAAATCAGAAATTCTTAACATCACATCACCCGTATGTCTTTTTCAATTTGC